TTTCTGGTTTATCTGAGGATGATAAGAATATATTGAGAAGAGTTCTTTATGAACAACAGATTAATTATCCCGATAAATCGGGTATTGATCCAATTATTCAGAGTAATGGTCAACTAATGGGTTCCACCCTTAGTTTTCCTATACTTTGTATTGTTAATCTTCTTTGTTACTGGATGGCTCTTGAGGAATACTTTCAGAAGAAAATAAAACTACGTGATTTACCGGTTTTAGTTAATGGTGATGATATAGGCTTCAGGTCAGATGCTGCTTTATACAGTATTTGGACCGATAAAATAAAATTTGCAGGTTTTGAACTTTCACTAGGGAAAAATTACTGTCACAAATCTTATTTTACCATCAATTCTCAGCTTTTTAGATATTCTCTTCAGAATGGTTCGGATAACTTTCAAGTTATTCCTTACTATAATGTTGGTTTATCACAAAATCAAGTTGTTGATACGAGACAAAACCGTATGACACCAATTTGGGAAAATTATAATGTTTTCACTACGGGAGCTAGCAATAAAATGTTTGCACACCGTCGTTTTTTTCACTATAATTATGATATAATTCAGAAGATAACTTCTTTTGGAGAACTTAATCTCTTTATATCACCCTTTCTTGGTGGACTTGGTTTCATCTTGCCTGATGAATTAAGAAGCTCGGTCAGATTCACTCATTTTCAGAGACGCATTGGAGGTTATCTTTTAAGTTTGTTCAGGAATTTAAGTATTCATTCTGAACTCACACAAGATTTCCAAGAATTTGTCTCTAGACGAGTTGCACTGTTAGATCCAAATCAGAGAGCGAGGCCAAAAAACCTCATAAAACGTTTCCATTTAGGAAGATACACAATAATACCATCAATAGGACCTCTAAACTCTACATGTAGAGACATAATCGACCGATCCTACCCCACACCCGTTATGGCTGATGATGATATTGAACCTGGACATTTAGTCTTTGATTCAATTCCTTCAAAAATCATAAAAGCTGTGAGAGTAGAAGCTCGTGACATTACCAAAAGGTTTACAAAAGAAACCAGAGTAAATCGTCTCATGTCATTTCCATACAGAGTTGTTGAATTTATTGGCGTCCCTGAGTCTATATCCGTGGATACGGAATTCTCTATGGACGTATACATAGATTAATTTAATCAATTTTATATTCAC